CACATTCGAGCCAATCTTCTTCTTCTATAGCAGCACGAAATTTAACAAATTTGGATAAACGAGGTCTGCCCATGTTGAACATCATATTGCACAAAATTAATTGCACTTCCTCAGGTAAGTCGTCAAAAGTATCAAATAATTTTTTACATTCTTGAATTGTACCGTGAACATCACTCTGAAAACAATTATTAACTCGTTCTTCAGATACTGGTGTACCAACTTCTTTATTATATTCTTCATCCCATTCGGTAATAAGATGTCCTATCCCATGCGTAGGAAGTCCTAAATGATCTAAATACACTTCGTACTTACAGCCCTCATCTTCTTTAAGTTCTTCTCTTAGTTGTTCTATGTTCATGGTTGTTGCCTTCTTGATGCTATTGCTTGATTTACAGGACTGAGACCTAATAAAGCTCCTGTGCCTGGTGAATTAACATTTATTTGTCCTAATCCTGTGTTTGTTGCAGGTGGAGTTACATTAATTCCACTACCTGCTGGAGTTGGAGGTCGAACATTTGTTCGTACTTGATTAGCTGTATTTTTTAAAGCTGAAGTAATACCAGAGCTATCTGCAAGAGCCGTTAATTGTTTTTCACCCTCGTTTATTCCTTCTTGAGCTGATTGTATAGGACCTTGAGAGAAAGCGTTTCTCATAGCTTGTCCAAGAGTCATAGCTCTTTCAGCATCTGTCTTTGCTGCTCTAACTCCATTTTTATACTGGTTTGTAATTTGTCTATAATAGGGAGCTGATGTTAAATATTTTCCTATAATAGAAAATCTTATTAATGATCCTATATTCTGCAAAGGACTAGCCGCTATACTAGCAGCAACTAAATCACCACCTTCGGCTGTTCTTGCATTAAATTTTAAAATTTTAGCAAACTCAGTCATGCTTTCACCCATTTCAGATCCATAAATAATATTTAATTTATCTCCTTTAGATGCGTCTAACATACGATCAGCAAACTTGTTTAATTTTGTACCATCTGTCATAACAGTTTCACCAAAATCATCAATTAAGCTGTTCATAAAATACCCTTGGACTTTTTTTACAGATTCTTCATCACCTTGAGTTTTAAAATATTTAAGAACTTCATCTATTTGATTAGCTTGAGTAGACTTGTTTGCTATTAACTCACCAGCTTGCGTGGCATTTAAAGTACCATCAGCTAATTTTTTTCGTAAAGCACTTGTTTGAAGATTATGTAGATTAACTTGAGCGTTTTTAACGCTTTGTAACAATCCTTTTAAATTTTCACTTCCACCTTGATCCATTATATCTTTTATAACAGCATCATCCATTTTACCTAATGATGTTTGCCTAATTTGATTTGCTAATGACTTTATTCCAGCATATTCAGTCGCTCCACCAAATAAAACATCTCCACTTGTTCCAAGATTATCTATTGCATCAGCAAATGCTTTACCACTAAAATTTTGAGGGCTAATTGAATCTATTCCAGACTTAGCTAAATTTTCTCTAATGAAATTGTTCGCTAATTCTTTTCTTAGTTTTAAAGCCTCGCCTGGCTTTCCAAATTTATTTAAAACTTCAAAAGAAGCTTCTAAAAATTGAGGACGATCTTTTTTAATTAAATCTTTATATATTTGAGGATCAATTGCAGTACGTCTTGCATCTCTACCTTCTCTTTTTACAAAGTCTTCTAAATTTTTTAAAACTGTATTGCCTTGTAACTTTTCAAGAATACTTTTTCCATCTTTAAAATCTCGTCTTGCTTTTACTAATTGGTCTTGAGCTTTACCAATTGTTTCAACCTGTTTAGTTGTAAGGTTTGATCCTGCGGTAGTAATGCTTAAATTTTCACGAGCCATTGCCGAATCTATGTCTTTTAAAACAGGTTCTAAATTTCTAGCTACAGTTGAATCCCCTGACATGATTGCATCATTTATAGATTTTCTGGCATTATACAATTGAACAAAAGAAGCCTTTCCTTGTGGTTGTTTTAATAAAGCATTAATATTAGTTAATGCTCCTTTAGTTTCGTCAAAACTTTTTCCTGTTGTACCTTTTAAATTTTCTAATGCTTGCACCACATTTTTTTGCATATCTTTAATTGTAATATAATTTTTAAAACCTAGTTCAGTTCCCATAAGTTCATCAACAGCTTTAAATGAAGTGGTTATAGTTTCATCAAATTTCATTTGAGCATCTGCAAACATCTCAAAAACTTCGTCATTGATACTAGCGTTTCTGGCATCAGCAGATCCAAATGAATTAGCTGTATCTTCAAATTGTTTTAAAACAGCTTTTCTTGCTTCTGCTTCAGCTTTTAACAACGCTGTATTGTTTTCTTCTAATCCTTTAAGTAATGCTTCTCCTGCTTCATCGGCTGTGTTTGAACCAGCCAAATTTCTAAATTCATTAATTTTTTTAGTCATAACTTCGTTATTTTGCTTTAAACGAGCAGACGTTTTAAATATCTTTTCTCCAATAGCTTGCGTTCTTGCTATAACTGATGGCGCTCTTATAGCAGACAACGTAGGCAAAATATCCATATCAATTGATTTACCAGCAATCTCAAGTTCTTCTGCCGTTAGTTCTTTACCAGCAGTCATAGATCTTTTACCAGCACCAAAAGCCTTACCAAGTAATCCGAACAATCCATCTCCAACAAAACCTATGGCTGCTTCTGTTGCTATGTCTTTGGCTATGTCACCAGCCGATTGTTTTGATACACCAGCACCAGCTTCAATAATTTCTTCAACACCTTGTCCACCGCCAGCACCTAGTCCAGCTCCGATGGCTGCTCCAAGAACAGGAATAGGTATTGCTATCTGTCCTGCAATAGCTCCACCGATACCACCGATAAGCTCTGGTGCTATTCCAGCAAGGTCAGCTAAATCATAACGACTAAATCCATCTTCATCTATAAGAGTATTTTTTTCAACTGTCTGACCTAATTTAGCAGCTCCTTCAGGTGTAAGGGCTAATCTACCACGTTTATCACGGAGATATTCTCCGTCAAGTATGTCAAACTTTCCAAATATAAGGTCTTCTTCGTCTCTGTTTTCAGCGGCTGATAAAGCAGCTCGTAAAGAAGCACTCTTAATTCCAGTGTTAGTATCGAACAATTGTTCTAACTTTTCTTGTTCAGAAGCCTCGTTACTAACTTGCTTACCAGCTTGTCGATCTCTTAATATGTTGGCTATCTTTATTCTTTCTTCAACATTAGGCTGGTCGCCTTCGATAAGTATATTAATTGCCCCTTCTGGGGTATTTAACTGTACGTTACCCATAATTTATTTCTTTCTTAAATCAATTGTAAATACGCCATTTTTAATACTAGAAGAATAAATATCATCAGTTCCTGTTGATATGGCTTTGTTAATAATAGCCATAGTTTTATTATATTCTTCATCATTTCTAAAATTTTCTCGTTTTGAAAATGAATTAAATTGACCTTCTAATGTTCTTTGTGGTGCATCAAATATTTGTGATAACTGATCTAATCTATTTAAATTTTCAGCTATAGGCTGACCAACTTTAATTTCACCAATCAATTTTTTTAATCGTTCAATATCACCTTCTGATACACCATTACCTGTTTCTTTTGTTAAAAACTTTTTATATTGTGAAATTAATCTTGCTTGAATTGCTTCTACTTTTTGTTCTGGAGTAGTTCCTTCTTGTATAATTTTATCAAGTCCTTGTGAATAATCAGTATCACCGATACCAAGTGGTTTAAGAACACTTAATACTCTACCTTCTAATAAAGCTATAGCAGATGGTTTATTAGGTTGATTAGCTAATTCCTGTAATATATCTTGTACTTCTTTAATACTACCTTGTGCTTCCAAAATGTTTACATAAGTATTAGCATGTTTTTCAGCTTGTTGAACAGGTGCTAAAAACACTCTGTTTCTTGATCCTGTTACAAAAGCAGTATCTACTTTGAGAAAATTATTACCTTCTAATGTTTGTGTAGTTACTTTACCCTTTGCATCTATAGGTTTCAAATTAGCTTCAGCTATTTTAATTTCCATATTATTATTGTGTTTAATATATTCAATCTGTCTTTTAAACTTTTGATCTCTGAATTGAGTTGATAACGCTGCAAGAGCTTTTCTCTTTTCTTTAGCTGTTGCTAACTTTGCTAAATTATCAGCTTTGGTCTCTTGTAAAGCGTACTTACCAGCAGCAACTTGACCAGCACGGGCATCTGCTTTTGCTTTCTCAAACAATGGCATAGCTTTCTGACCCGCTTCTCCTGCCGCTCCTATAATATTAGATAAGTTAAAGTCTTTACCTGCTCTGTTTTGCATTAAAGATAAGCCTAAAGACATAAGAGCTAGTTTGTTATCAGGCTCTCCAGATACATCTATACCTGTTGCTTTAGCGAAGTCAGCTTTATAATCTTCTAAACTTTTTCTTGAGGTATCTTTTTTAGTACCATCACCATAAATATTAGTTATGTCATCCATAGCACTTTTAAAAAGACTTTGTTGAGCTTGTGCTTTTTTTTCTTCTGCACTTAAAACAGGCTCTCTCATTTCGGATGTGATAACTTCCATATCAGCACCCTCTTGAGACATGTCTCCTAATTGAGTGTTTTCAATTATCTTTTGTTTCATTTCTTCTTGATTTAAATATTCACCAGTATTCTCATCACCTATTGCTGCTTCAATTCCTGTCTCATCTTGTCCTCTTGTATCAAGATATTCCCCACTACCCTGACCCATTGTTGAAGATTCTTGACGGGGTAATTGACCTTGTTGCATACGGTCTTGAACAGAAAGTTGCCTTAATATATCTTGTCCTAATGATTGCCTTCCTTTTTCTGTAACTGACTTATCACTAAGATAATCTCTTCCTGCAATAAAAGGAGCTTCTAACAATGACTTAACAGGAGAATATACTTGTGCAAAAGCAGATGGTATATTTAAAGCACCTTCGCCTAAAGTTGAAAGAATAGCATCTTGAGGCGTTTCAGCTTCGTTTGAACCTAAAGCTCCATCAAATCTTTGGAATCCTAAACCTTGTAAATTTTCAGCATTTTGTTTGCTGGCTTTATCATAACCACCTATTAATCTTTCAAATACGCTTTTATCTGCCCCTTTAGGAATTTTCAATGCCTTTAATAATTCAGGTGATAATTGAGGTGAAGCAAGACCTCCTGCTAAATTTTTCCTATAATTACCTATTGCGTCATTTATACCAGCCATGATTAACCCTTATGTTCTGCCGCTTGAGGAAGCTCCACCAAAAGGTGCGATCTGTGACAATGTTGTGTAAGCACCTATACCTTGTAAGAATGGATTAGCAGAAGGTGTCGTTGCTTGTGTAAATGTAGATGGAATGCTTGCACTTGGCATTCCTTGTAACAAGTTCTGACCTAATTGTAATCTTGTATAAGGCTCTTGAGATGCTTGCATT